ATCCAACTCTTCTTCTTTTCTGTTGATAATTTTTTCAACTTGAGTCTTATTAGGAGTAGTAGTAGCAGTAATGGGGATTCTGAGAAAATCAGCCACATCTTCCACTGTACAGTATGTAACAACCATGATGTAAATAAAGAGGTTGAGTATTTAAATTTACTTAAATACGATGACATATTCGGCTGAACCCGTGACATCTGCATATATACCGTTTTCAAATCTTCTATGTATATCATCGACATCTTGGACATCTTCACCAAATACTGTTAATTCTACTGGTGCACCGCTTGTTGTTCCATTCTTAAGTTCTAATTTTGCTCCAGATGAGCCTTTTTTAGAAACATGAACAGCAACAATTACTCCATGACCACCTTTTACTAGAGCATCTGCATTGACATTTGCTACATTGTGGTTTAGTTCTACCATGATAATGATTCAATGCTTACATATATAAACTTTATGAAGAAAAAAAAGTCGGCTATTTGGACTCTAGTAGCCTATGACTAGAAACTCGAATACTTTGTTAGCAATGGATGTACTATTTGCTACTTCTGCAAATACTGCACCTGCTGAACCACCAACGGAATAGAGTTTGATTTTCTGGTTTGTTTTGTCATATTCTACTTTGTATAGTGAATCTGTAAATTCAGGAATCACTGAAACGAGTGTAGAAATTCTTCCCTCTTTGAGGTCGGCTGACACTCCATTTGTTGCATAAGCATCAGAACCACCAGCGGTGACTTTGACCTTAAATATTCGCAGTTTAGAAACCAATGCTGCATTGAAAGATAATGTCTTTCTAACATTAGCTGCTGTCCAGTCGGATGTACTTACTGTAACTGCCATGAATTAGTGTATGAACCACCTATATATAAGTATTAAAAAAAAAGGAAATTTGGTGGTTTGACTAAAGTTTGATATCTCTAATCTTACCTTGTGACTTGAAGTGTCTACAGACAGTTTCTCCCATTGTCCTGAATACACCTTTCTCAACAAATGCGTTGTTGACAAATGGATATGCTGGACTTCTGCGTGTTGCTTCATAGTATTCTGTTGGAATTGCGATTGAGATTCCGATTCTTGGATAACCATATCCTTCTGCATCAGATGTATCAAGTGCAAACAATCTACCGATCTCTGCTGAGTCGCTAGCGTTACTTGGTGCATCCTTGGATGGGATGAATGGGATTCCATAAATGGAGTCTACGTGGATTCCGACACCAGTTCCTTTGAATGTTTGAATTCCGTTAACATCGATTTGTACGAGTGCTTCACCGTATGGGTTTGGAATACGGACTGAAGGCATGTATAAACCTTGTATTTCGGAGTAAACTTCGTGTGAACCGAGGAATACGTTTGGATCTTTACCAGCAGCAATACGGATCTTTCTTAGGAAAGTTCGTAATGTGTCGTCGGTAAGGACACCGTTGGTACCAATGGTACCTGAAGCAGATTCTACAGTACAGTCAAAGTCAGTACCACTGTCTCTATCGACAGTTGCGTTTGCAGCCCAAGGGTCATAATAACCTGCTTGTGATCCACCAGTAGCATCTTCTTCAGCATCGCTGGAGATGATTCTGTCTAGTGTCTCAAAGTCTTTGGTACCAGTGTTAGCACCGCTAGCACCTGCTGCTTCTGCTTCGACATCTGCTAAGAGCATTCTGTTTAAGAATTCTTTGTGTTGGACTGCCATATACAATCGAAGTGAACCAAGTCCACCCCAAATGTCGTCTTTACTGTGAGTTGCGAGCCATTCCATAACTTCAGATGCACTGAAAGGCAACTGAGCTGTTTTTGGTCTGATATCGATCTCTTGCAAAGTTGGTTTGACGGTCTCAGCAATAGTACCTCCTTCTGAAGTACCACCCAAAGTAGTGTTACCTTGGTTAGTATTTAGGGTTGGTTTTGCTGTAATTACACGGAATCCAGATTTATCCCAAGGGTATTTTGGGAGTATACCGAATGCGTTAGCCTCTAAGTTAAGTTGTGCCCATGCATATGCACCAAAAATAGCGTTGAAAACGCCAGTTGTTGATGTTGTTACTGGAGCATCAGCTTTTCTAAGGAGATTTCTGTTATGTCCGTAATAGAGTGCCTCTAGCTCGTCAATAGTTTTTACTTGAACCAATTTAAATCAATCCTACCTCTTCGTCAGAAGGTTTGTAGTAGTAGCCTGATTGAATTTTCAAAGCAATGTCTGAAAGTCCATCGTGACCTACTGATCTAGCATCTTTCAAGATTTGTGAATAATCTTCTGTGTAAGATTTGTTCACAGTTTCTGGACTTGCGTTAGGGCGAGGTGTTTCTGTAGTAAAAGTTTGTGCTTTTCCTACTGATAAAGTCTTGACATCATCTGTTGATGGTTTTTCATCGACAGTTTTGTCACCGTCAAGTTTTGCTTGTGTACCTTGTTCATATGGTTCTGCTGGTACTGAGGCAACTTCTGCTCCAATATCATCTGAATCTTGAACTTTAGGTTTCAAGTCTACACTAGCATCAGATCCACTTGGGGATTTGTATGCTCCATCTTGTGCAGCTTTCTGTAATGAACCTACACTAGTGAATAGTGTATTTACATCAGTTGCTAAAGCCTTGTGGCTTTCTAAAATGGTTTTTTGTGACTCAACGACTGCTTTCAATGTATCTGCGATAACATCGTAAGCTTTTTCGACCTCTTCTTCTTCCTCTTCTCTACGGTCTTCTTCGTCTTCTCTTTTAGATTCTTCGTCTGCCATGTTGTTATTGAAATTATATATAAAGGGTTTATAAATATTGTGGTTATTTATATTTTATGGGAAATTACCTAGATCTTCTGGTTTTTTGCCATATCTGTTGGTTTTTCTACCTCCATTATGCCTAACATTGAAAGCTTCTGTATCATTTGTGCCTAGAAAATTACCTCCTCTAGGACTAGTTCCATTGGCTGCATTTGTGCCTTCTTTTTCTATTACTTTTGGTGATGTTCTTCTTCCTCTACCTCTACGTTTATTGACTGTATTAACTGCTTTTATGAATGATTTCCATTTCTCTGCCTCTTCTTTTTCATATGTTAAAGCATGACCTATTGATTGTGCATTAGTAGCAACATCCTTAATTTCATCATGTGAAGGTTTCTCATCTGTGGCTGCCTGTCTACGAGCATAATAACGTGAAGCATCATCAATAAATTTGTTTCCAACATGTTTACCTTGATCACTTACTGTTCTTTTTCCTTCTCTCTCTCCTTGGACTCTGGAACGTGGAACTTCACCTAATTCTTCACCTATTTTTTCATCTAAATCTACACCTTCCTGTTTTATATCTTTAGGAACCTTTTTACCTCTAACCTCGCTACGCATATCAGTTTGTATTTTTCTTTTTGCATCATCTGGTATATCATCATTAGGGTCATCGCCTATAGGAAATTCTTCATGTTCTCTTTCTCTTTTTTCATCTTTATCCCAATCATCTCTCTTTAATAATTTCACCATTGCTTTTAACTTCTCTACTTCTTCTAATTCACCATCTGTTAATACTTTTAATGGTTTTTCTTTACTCTCTGATTTACCTTCTGTACCGTCATATTGTGCTTGTTGTGCTGAACCTGTTCTAGCATGATCTTTGGCTTGTATCTTTACATGTGTCTCAGGATCTTGGTCATTTTCATAACCTGCAAAACCTTCTCCTTTTTTTGAATAACCTAATCTTTTATCTAATTCTTCTTCATCAGGTAAAATTTCTCTTCTACGTGAGATTCTTTTTTGTTTTTTAGGTTCTAAATCTACATCATCACTAAATAATGCTGAATCGGCTATCTTTTTTTGTCTTTTCTTTCTTGCTATTTCTCTATATTGTGCTGCTCTTACTGCTCCTTCAGTAGTGCCTAGTTGTCTTGCTGTCATTCTTATTGCTTTCCTTCCAGCGTTTACAGCACCTGCTGCTTCTAGTTCTTTTTTATTTTCCTGACTAATGTGTGAAGGATAATTAGGATTTTTGTACTTGCTGTATTCTCTAGATCTTTTCGTTAGACTTTCTGATATTTTTACTAGTTTGGTTAACTTCAACTATATCACTCTTTCATCTTTGCTGGTAGATTCTGAGCACTTGTATGCTCTAAAGCATATGCACGTTTTCTTGCGAGATAATCTCTATCACTTTCACCAGCTCTTTGTTGTATACCATGTCTAGGTTCTGATGCTGTATCTTCTCTAAATTTAACTTCGCTTCCTGTATAGTTTACATCTTCAGGTTTTTGTTCACCCATTGAATGATAACCTGATTCATATTCTCTTCCACTTGGTTTTCCAATTCCTGCACCCCAATGATCATCTTCAGGATCATTAACAGCTCTTTCTTCCTGTTCTTTTAGTTGTTTTAAACCTGCTTGTGGTGTACCAGTAGATGGTTGTACATGACGTTCTCTTGTTCTTTGTTTTAGTGGTTTATGATGTTCTTCTATTTCTTTACCATGTTCTTTTAAATGTGATGATACTTCAGGATCTGAACCTGCTAGTAATCTTCCTTGTATAGATTCATCTTTTAGTTTTTTTGCTATTCCAATTAATGCTTTTCTTTTAAGATCTTTTGGTGCTTTACCAGTTGGAGGTGTTCTTGTTTGCTTACCAGTGACTTCACTTAAACGTGATGTTTGAGCACTATCTAATTTATCAAAACTATCTTCATAACTTGCCCTTGGTTTCAATTTACTTTCTCTTTTAAGTTGATCTTCTAGTTCTTTATCATTTTGATGATAATCAGTATGAACAAATTCTCTTGCTCTCTTTGCTTGTCCACCAAATGTCTGATCTTCTTCTTGTGGTGTTGCTCTTGCATTTGTCAATCTTTCTTTACCATCCATTGCATCTTTTACTAAGTCAATGACTTTCCATTGCATATCTAGTTCAAATGCTTTATCTTTAAGGTCATACCATGATTCAGTCTTGATTAGTTTCCTTCTCTTAATTACTTTCTTATTTCTATCTTCTGGATAAGGACTTCCACTTCCTTGCCAGTTTGGAGGAACTTCTCCACCTGCTATTCCTTGTTGAACATTAGGTTCTGCTTTCTTAGAGTTAACTCTCTGTTCTGCTCCATTTTGATTATACATACTGCTTGTATCTCCTGCTGTATTTGATAAATCTTTACCCTTTTCTAATTCCATTTCTCTTGGTGTATCTGGTGAGTGTGCAACTTGTGTTGGATCATGTCCTGTTGGTGCATCTTTAATAACTTTTCCTTTTTTATCATATCTGGTTTTATCATTAACACTAAAAGGATGTGGTTTACCATCATCTATTTTTTCCATTAAATCTTGTTCTTTATCAGTTAGACCTGTTTTCTTTTTAGATTTACTTGGCTCAGGTGTTCCATAATTAAATGGTATGTCTTTTTCTTGTGCTAATTCATCACCTTCTCTTTCAAATTCACTTCTATCATCTTCATCAGGATATACGTTATCTTCTGCATCTGGATCAATACGTGCTAATTTATTTTGATCAGAATGTGGATTATCCCAATGTTCTTCATCACCATCTTTCTTTTTTGGTTTTGGTTTTCCACCTCGACGTTTGATATCTCCGATGATCTCGTCTTCTAATTCAGGATGATTTTCATATACCTCCATTTCCATTGAATCTTTCATATCTTCTTTAGTATGAGGAATTTCATGATGATGACCACCACCATGATATTCACCACAATGAGCACATGTTAAATCTCCTCCACAATGAGCACATGTGTCATCATTTCCATCATGTAAATATGGATAATCATTCTTTTTAGTAAATGAACCTACAATTTTTTCTGCACTTTCTCTTGACTTACCTTCATCCATAAGTGCTTCTACTTTACCTTCAAATGTTTCTATACCAGATAAATCAACCTTGTCTACTCTACAACCAAACTTTGAACATTTGATAACCATCTTGCCATCTCTGTCTTCAGTATGGTCAGCCATTGCTTTTGCTACTGGATTAAAGTCTGTGATCAATGCTAATGGAACGGCTGGATCTTTACATACTGCTACTTCATAATGTTCTAAGTCTGTTAATTGATATGCTACTGAACCATCTTTCATAACCTTTGGTGTTCTATCTGATTTTGTTGCACCACCAAATGATAGTCCTTTGTATTCTCCTGATTTAATCTTATTCCAGATTTCATTATCTAATTCATAATTTTTATGTATCTTACCTGTTATTTTAATTGCTGGAATCTCTTCATCTCCAGATTTATATGTTGATCTTGAAAAATTAATTCCTTTACCTATAATACGATTTGAGTGAGTATCACTGATAGGTGCTCCTCTATCCATCCATACAGGTAGAACTTTGTATAATTCATCTACTATTGTAATTTCTCCTTGTTTGTCTTTAACTTCAACAGTTAAATATCCCTCAAAGAATCTCTCTTCAGAATTTATAGGATCTAGTGATTTTGTCACTAAACTACTGAAATATAGGTCTCCTCCCATGCTAGATACTAATGATTCTACTATATAAGTTTAAATAAAAAAAGAATGGATTGGGTGAGGTTTTTAACCTACGCTTACTCCTTTTTTGCTTTGCTTACTGCAAAGTCTGCTGCGAATCCTGTTGTAAGTCCTACTAGGGCTAAGCCTACGATTCCAACGGATTCGACTGCGATTGCCTGTGAAACAGCTATTGCAGCGAATGTAGAGATGATTAGAGCACCTGCTAGTTTCCTTGCAGAGTAAGTTTCATCCTCACTGTGTAGGTATCCTCTCAAAGTGTTCAACCCTGCTCCGATTACTGCTGCTACAACAGTTATCAATACTGGATCGACCATGTAGAGTTGAAATCTTACCCCCTATATAAAATTATCTGAACGATTTATTCGTAATCCTTATAAAATAGTGACATAATCAAGAGCTTCTTTAACCCATTTACAAGATTTTTTTTTCTTACTTACGCCTTTTTTTGCCATTATTTTTACCCCATTCTGCTGCTTCTTTAGATATTGACAGACCAGTAACGAATAGAGCTGAGATGGCTGCTATCATTAAACTCATGTCAAATGTTAATCCTACGTCATAAATTGATTCTGCCACGTTTCCTCCCACTAATGGTGAAAAGAAGGATATGCCAAAATTACCTGCTATTCTTGCTATTCCTCTTATTATTTCCTGTTCCATAATTATACTTAAATATCGAGTATTTAAATTACTCTATCCGTTTTATGAAGTTTGTCTTCATAAGATGTAGAAAAATTTCAGGTTGTGTGACAAATGCTTGAATAACTTCATCTCTAAACATACCAGATGAGTCAAATTTTCCACATTTAAAACAGACATATATTCTTGATGATTCTTTCTTATATCCATATTTGAATGAACCGCATTTACATCGTTTCTTCTTCACGTAGTTTCGTTTTGTCTTTCGTTCAGATGGCATTTTAACCATACTTTGGTTGCAAGCATTTATTAATAAGTATTTCCATAAATTTTATTATGGGTACAGCATTTTATCTTTATGAGAATGAGGAAGAATTAAAAAAACTATATGGTCAACAATTAAATGAAGAGGCACATTGTATCAAAATAACAGATATGTATCTAAAACCAAATGATGTGTTATGGATTATTGAACAATATGAAAAAATAAAAGAAAAACCACTTATAGGTAGATCTATAGTTCATTTTAGAAATACTAGTTTTGATGAGTATAAAGAAGGTAATGAAAAGTTAGTTTTACATGAAAAGTTGGCATATGACCCAAAAAGAAATAAATTACAAATGTTTCCTAAAAAATTACGAAAACCAGAATATGAAGTGAAAGTAGACCGATATTACGGAAATCCAAAGACAAAAAAGTGTAAAATAGACTATAAACATAGATATTATGATTTAACACAAGATAGAGTTAACATGGTGTTAAAATGAAAATAGATTTGTTTTTAGGTGACGTTGAAGATAAATTAGATATTATTAACGGAAATCTTGAAGATTTGAAGGTTTTACTTGAATTATTGCTTGCACCACCTGACTTGAAGGAATATGAAAATTATAAACTTGAAAAAAGAAGAAAATTAAGTGATTAAGCAGTTATTAAAGAACCAATTAGTAAACCAGAACCATAAATCATCATTACAAATCAAAATTTAGCACCACAGCCATTACATGTACTAAATCCTTTTGATTGACCATCATTTTTACCCCAAGTCCACTTCCATCCTTTTACTGCCTTACATTTAGGGCATGCTTGTACGCTCATCTTTTATTTTGTGAACCGTCAGTCATTAATATTTTCCAATCTTTACCTAATTTCTTTTTCATCTTAAGCCAAAATGGATCCATACCAAACATTCCGCCTTTTTTATTGTATTCTTTGGTTACATTTGCTATTCTTCTATGACATGATCTACAAAATCTTGCATTGATTTGTTCTATTTCAAACTTATATTTACCACAAAAATAGCATAATCCATACATTTTATGTGTTACAGTAGCCAAAAGTGGCTCTCTACCACGCTTTCCAGCACATTCACCACAAATATCACATATTGTTGCTGAAGTTGCATCTCTTTTGAAGCAATTTATACATATAGCCTCTTTGTAGTTGTCTACATGAGTATATTCGTCTTTCTGATGTTTTTCCCAAAGTTTTTTGGTTAAATCATTAGAATCTTTGTTTGTGTCTAACTCAGTTGGCAGCTAATTTCACCTTTTTTAGTGCATCTTGTAGTATAATGTAGATATTATTACATGAATAATAGTCAATACCTTGCTTTCTAACTTCTTTTTTTATATCTTCTATAGTATCATCTATAGAACTAAAGTCAGCACTGTATACATTATTTATTGTTTTTACGTTGTCTGCTACTTGTTTCACTATCTTTTTTTCTTTTTTAGTTAGTGGAACTCTACCAAAAGGTGTAGTTACTGTTTCTTTACTCTTCTTTGCCATCTTCCCACCTCCTTGTGTTTTCAAATTCTTGTTTTACTAATTCTCTTGCTTGTCTTACTGTCATTTGTGCTGATTTTCTTAATTCATCAACAGTTTTTGTCTTAGTCCAGCCAAAATCAACTGCTGTTTGTAAAGTATCTTTAACAACTGTGAAATTTGCTGGTGTTATTCCGTCAGGATAACTCTTTTTACTCATAGTTGTACCTGTTCCTGATGATGGAAATCCTTGTGCAACTCCACCAGTATCTGATGGTCTAGAGTTTTCAGGCTCTCCTTGTGATTGTTGTCTTTGTTCCTCTGCTTCACCTAGGGAATTACCTCTTCCTCTGCCTTCAATCATTGCTGGATTGTTAACTGGATCTTTACTAATCTTATATTCACCTTGGTGTGTTCTTGTAATTTCGAATCCCATACCTTGTAATGCTTGCATGTTATTAATTTCAACACCATCTTGTTGTAATTCTCTAAGTTTATCATTCTCTTCACCTGTTTTTAATTTTAAATCCCAATCATCTACACCAAACATTTCAGATAATTTCTTGAAAAATGCTTTGTAAAGGATATCTTGACCCCATTTTACTGCTCTGTTTGTAATTGTAACTTGTAAACCTTCTTGTGACCAACCACCAACCATTTCACCGTAGTAAAGTGGTAATACTCCGTAAATTGCACCTATAATCTGTCTTAATTCTTGTCTAACTGCAATAAATTCAAGTTCTTTTAATGAACCAGTAAAGTCTAACCATTGTGCCATGTTGTTTCCACCTTTTTCTTGTTCTACAAGCAATGGGTGTATCATGTAAGGGTCTTCTGTTGCTTTTTGTTCCAATGCATCCCATGATTTTCTAAATGTTTCATAGTTACGAGAAGCAATAACTAACATACCTCTTGGTGGTCTCATCTTATCAAAGTATTTTCTAACATACTCATCCATATGAGATAATGACATTGCTTTACTCCATACAGAGTAAATTGGACTGTAACCATAAACTAGAGATGGTTTATACTTACCAGCCTTCCAAATTAACTCACCTTCACCGTAAATAACACGTTTTGGTTGTGGAATACCGATAGAGTAAACAGAATTAACTTCACATACAGCTTTTAATGCTTGAGCACCACATTTATCACATTTATCAGTTGAAAGTCTTGTATCTCGGTGTTCAAATCGTGGACATACGAATACTTTGTTTCTTTTATCATCATAACCAATTCTACCGTCACTATCTGCAATCATAGCGACTTGAGGTGGGTCTACACGTATAATTTCTTTAATTTCAGTTCTTTTTTGGTCTATTCTACCTGTTCTATCATCTACAAAGTAGTTTTTCAATAATAACATGTAAGCGTTGTCTGCTACTTCTAAATCTCTTTCTAATTGTCTGCAAACATCCTCTAAGTTCTGCTCGTTACCATTAATTGTTTTTGTCATCAAGTCTTCAAGTTGTTTTCTATGTTCTGGTACAGGTCTTCTTAAGTTCTTAGATCCACATGTATCACAAACTATTGGTTCTAATTTACTTTCTGGTGTATCTTCAACTATACCTGCTGGAGTAACCTCTGCTGTTGGTTTGTATTGGAATTCCTTACTACAATTATTACATTTATACTTAAATCTCTCTGTTATCTCAAATCCATTCTTAAACATCTCTCTATTAATGGTTTCAATAGGTATTCTAAGTGCATCAATGTTATCTGCTAACTCATATATCATAATAAGAGGAAATGGAAATATTGGTAATTTTGCACCTGTATCGGTGCTCATATATGGTTGTGAAATAGAAGGTCTTACTGTAGATTCTGTATAACCCTTACTAGAAAATGAAAAAGCTCCTTTTAGTCGGTCTACAAAACCCATAGATTACAATAATATCTTACATATATAAACTTTGTCCAGATCTGTAATAAAAGTGTCTAACCACTATGTTCGGTGATTTCACAGTGAATATCTCTACCTTTATTGCTTTTACAAGTGCAACCATGTTCATGTGGTACATCTCCACCTTCATGTGAGTGTGTAGTTCCATCATCATGTGTATGTTCTGTGGATTTTCTATCTAAAATTCCCATAAATAAAGTTTATAAATAATATGCTTATAAAGATTTCCGTACCATTGGTGTGAGCTTGCATACTGCAAACGCAGAGGACTGTTGTAGCGAGACAGGTGGTACAGAGTACTTTATATACACGTTATATTAAAACAAACTATGGTAGAACTTAACACAAAAGAGTATAGTATAATTTTTAGATGGTTTGAACATGCATTCGGTAAAAACAAACCCTCTGACATACCTATGGAAGACAAAAGAGTATTTTGGAAATTAACATTCTTAGCAGAAGACAAGATAGCGGAAGAAAAGGAAATGAACCAAGATAAACATGAAGTGTGATTACTGCGGTGAAAATGTGGGTTCTGTTATAAGCTTACCACATCCTAACGGTGACATTAAAATTCTATGTTTTGAGTGCATCGAAAGTATGGATGAAGAAAAAGTGCGAGCCGAAGGCGAGCCTTCAAAAGAAAAGAAGTCACCTATCTAAACATTTATAAGACCAAAGTGGCATAGGTTCTTTATGAAAAATGAACAAACAAATCATTATCACTATGATGGTGAAGAGCTAAACTACATCCACGATGAACTGCAAGAAATTGCAATGGATCATATGAGAGTATCAAACAGAATACACTCATTAAAAATGTACTTACAAAGATTAAAAGATAACAAAAAGTTTGGTAATGATATATTAGAGTTTGATGATCCAGTATTGGAGGATGTAC